TAAGAATGGCCTGTATACCATTGAGTATACATTTCATACCGTTCGTATTTACTGGTGGAGCTAAAGGTAGTAAAACATATGCTTACAGGGATTTTGTATCTTTTGTTCAGCAGGGTCTTATCAAGGTACCTGACATCGAAAGACAAGAAGGAAACGCCAAAAAACTAATGTGGAAATGGTATAGAGAACACGTTGACTTAGAATATGTAATGGACAACACACAAAAAACAGAAAAGATTATGGCACCTTCAGGCAAACACGATGATTATTGTGATAGTAGTGTATTAGGAGTACACGCATCTTTATCTATGTTACCAGCAGATAGTATGTTAGGTACAGTAAACGTTAGAAAACGCGGTACTAAGAAACCAATAGGTAGGTATGGCGGAGGCGGTATAACTACTAGCGGAAGACGCCGACCGGCGCTAAAAAAACGATTTATGCGTGGTTTATAAGCAAAATTTTATATATTAGCGAAACTTTATATATTGTGATAGCAAATGGGTCTAGCCGACAGGATACGCCGCGTTTTTGCTACGGTAGGTTCAAATCCTAACACTCCAGAGGATGAACCACGTGGTTATGGCGCAGGTGTAATTAGGAGATTAAAACTTACCAACAACTATGGTAATAGGAATTATGAACAACATATAGGTGATAATAGAACTTATATGAATGTATACCTGTCAGACCCGATTGTACGTTCTTTGATTGACCTTCCTTGTCTGTACGCAGTGAAGGACGGATACGACATTGTGACTGAAGATGAGTCACTCAGGGAAGAAATATCTAAGATGTTTGTTGATATCAATATTGATATGACAATCTATGGTTGGCTACGTAACGCTCGAATCTTTGGTTCAGGTTATTTAGAATGGACTGGAGACAACCTAGTTCTTCGTTCTTCACAAAATATGTATGTAAAGAGGAACGAACACGGACAATTAATGTATTATTATCAGAATGTAGGAAACGATGCAGAAGACGTACGTTTCGACCCTGATGAAATAATAGAATTACAAAATAATCCTTTTGATGACTACGCATATGGTCTATCGGACATACATACCATTTTATACTTAGTAGACCTAAAAGATTATGCAGAGCGAGATATTGGAGCAGCTCTGAATAAATATGCGGTATCACGTTTCGACATTTCCTGCGGGTTGCCTGATATGCCCTATGGTCCTGATAAGATTAATGAAATTGTTGATGCGTTTAATTCTTTAGAACCCGGTGAAGATATAATTCACGGTAATGATATAGAGATAAAAGAAATAGAAGGTACAAACAGAGCATTTGAGTACGGTAAGTATACAGATGATATACTAGATAAAATACATATAGCTCTTAAAGTACCACGAACTATGTTCACTGCACCGGAGCAAGCACGCCCGGTTTTTGAACCTTACGTTAAATATTTACAGAAAGCGGTAGAATCTGCTATCAATTCACAACTAATGCCACAATTTGGAGATGATGTTAAATTTATCTTCAGGCATCTAAACGTTGATGATGCATTTACCAAAGCAAAAACTGATATGATTTATCTATCTGAAGGAGTCTTGGCACCTAGTGAAGTTAGAAAAGAAAGAGGTTTGGACGCTGAAGGTGTAGTAGAAAAACAACCAACTGCTGCTGAAGTAAATATTTCTGGTGGAAAAAACCAAGACAAACAAGAAGAGTCTCAAAGAACAGAACAGAGACTTTCTAGAAACCAGACAGGGAAACGCACTGAAGAAGAGGTTGTGGAGGTAGTAGCGTGAATGCTTACGAAAAATGTGTAATAGGATTAAAACCAACACTTGCTAAAAAAGGTGTGGATAATGCAGAGACTGTAGCTCAGAATATGTGTTCTATGTGGGCAGATAATAATGGCGAAGAAAAGGAATTCGGAGTTTCTAAATCGAATGAGACCCAAAGGACATTTGCTATGAATTTTGAATTTGATAAAGAAGCTCTTAACGTATCTAAAAAGGAGAAAGAGGATATGTGGGAGTTCCCAGTTCGTGCTTTGACTTCAGGTCGTCACGATTATGAGGTTGATGGAGAGGAACAGACTGTATTTATAGAACCTAGTATACTTAAAGAAAGTTTGGAGAAGTTCAATGAACTACCAATATATTATACTCATCAAAGGACTCCCGAGGATTTACTTGGGAAGGCTATTAACCCTGAGATTGAAGAGATGGAAGATGGCAAGGTAGCAATATCTATGTTGGCTCAAATTTATGAACCAACCGCCAGAATGAAAGAAGTGATACAAAAAGTGGAAGACGGGGATATTACTAACGTCAGTGTCGATTGGTTTTCAAAAGACGTTGATGTTATGGGCGATTCGTACGCGACAAATATCCGACCCGTAGAGGTCTCGTTTATAGACAACGAGATAGCAACGCCCGTCTGTGGGGAATGTACGATTGACACGGAATGTGCAACACACGTATCTGAAAAAGAATTCGCAACCAAAGATGATTGTGGTTGTGGAGGGCACGACGAGAATTCGTGTGGTTGTGACCACAACGGTGAAGACAAAGAGGTCGATAATATGAGTGAGGAAGTTGTAAAAACAGAATCTGAAAAGATAACAGAGAGAGAGTTTGCTTCAGTTAAGAAACAACTGGAAGAATTGACATCAACCCACTCCGAATTGGAGCAGAAGTACAATGATGCTTTGAATTCTATCGAAGAGTTTAAGACCGCAGAAGAAACAAGGAAGGCAGAAGAAGCCAAAAAGCTAAAAACAGCTTTGGTCAATAATGTCGTTTCCAAAGAACTTCTTTTCGGAAAAATTCAAGAAGAGTCCAAAGATGCCCGTACTGAAGAGCTATTCGGTTGGGAAGACAACAAGCTAACAGGTTTCTTTGAAGCATTAGAATCAATGCCTGAACCTGCCGAATCAGAAAAAACTTTCGGTAAGGGAATCGCAAAGGATTCTGAAGAAAAGGCTGTAGAAGCCGAACCTGAAGTAGAGAGAATGTTCTCTATGGTAGACGGAAGAATCCGTTTGAACAGGAAATAAATAAGGAAGTAATTAAATATGGCAACAGAAATATTAGTTAATGATGGTGGAGCACCAGCAAGAATATTACCATTTTTAATCCACGCTACCGTAGCTGCTGGAGACCCATTGGACATACACACCAATGGAAAAGTCAAACCATCAGCAACCAGCGGTTCAGCAATTGCAGGTGTAGCTCTAACAGCAGCATCTGGATTGGATAATATGGCTAGTGTTATTACTGGGAAGGGAGTTGTATTGAAAGTTAACACAAACGGTACCGTAACGCAAGGTATGTTACTAACTGTTAACGGAGCTGGAAAGTTCGCAAAGAAACTAGCAGCAGATACAGCTATAGGAGTAGCTTTGGAGGCAGCTAGCGGCAACGTCTGTAAAGCACTTATTTTCTAAAGAGGTGAATAAATATGGTAACAACACAAGAAGGAATTTTAACGTCCAATAATGTCGGAGCATATAATGCAACCGGAGGAACTGGAGAGAGAGTATTAATTGATTACAAAGATGCTCTACAGGACTACAAAGTCACTGACTTACCAGCCCTTCAATTGTTCACAGAAACAATGACAACCGACACTGGCGGAGACATAGACTTAACATTCGCAATGCCTTCAATGAATCTAGAAAGAATCGATGAAGGAACCACACCAAAATACCAACACACAAAGATGCGCTCCGAGAGAGTAGCAGTCAGAGAGTGGGGTATTGCAGTAGGTGTAACCCGCAGAATGATAGAAGATTCAAGATTCAACGAAGTTGAACTTGCACTAAACGAAGCACGAAGAGCAGTTGACAGACATATGTCAAAACACGTCGTATACGCTTTGATGGGTATCTATGATGCAGACTTGCAAACTGGTATTAACAGTACCGCAGCAGGAATCGTCAAAGGAACCGCTGAAGTAGGCGCAAACGGTGTAGCAGATTTCGCAGACAACCTATACGGTGGTTTCTTGGGCAGTGGAACAGCAGCTCAAGTAACAGCTGGAAGTGGTCGTTTCCTCGATTACGGTCTTGCAGCAGCAGCTGACCTCGCAAGAAGTCACTATGTTGAAGCCGCAACCGACAGCGTAGTCTCACTAGCTGAAATAACCAACGCTATTGACCTAATTGGTCAACACGGTTACAACGCAGACACAATCGTGATTTCACCAAAACACTACAAGTCACTATTGGACCTTGCCGACTTTACAGTCGCACAGGGAGCAGCTAACTCTCCAATTCGTGGAGGAGCTTTCCCAGAAAGGTTAGAACAAACAGCAAACACTGGACTAGTTGGTACCTTGTTTGGATTGAACATTTTTGTCAATGCATACATCCCATCAACCAGATACGGTGTGTTTGATTTGTCCGCAAAACCAATGGCTTACGTCGAAAGACGACCAATGACTGTCGAGGAAGCAAACCCCGGTTTCGGAATCGTCGGTTCATATATGTCAATGAGATACGGATTGAAAGTTACAAAACCAGAAACTGGTGTAATTTTCTACAACTAGATATCTAGATAATCAACTCTTCGGAGTATGGTTTACAGTTGGGGGTCTGTATAAAAACCCCCACAATCTTTTTTAACCTACTCAGCGTAGGTATATTATAATGCCACTATCACGAAAAATACTACCACACGGTAAAGCAAAAATACAAGCAGGTGCAGGCTCAAGCGTAAGTGGTTTAAATTTAAATGGTAGTACATTAGAATTAAATCAAACTAACAGTCAACCACAAAGGACTGTAGACTTATCATCTCTTACATCTGGAGATATTACTGGAGTTACCGCAGGTGATGGATTAACGGGCGGTGGTAACACAGGGACAGTTACTTTAGCTGTAGGTGTAGGCACAGGATTAGATGTGTCTGCGGATGCAGTAACTTTAGATTTAACAGAAGTAGGGTTCGGAGGAGGTGCTAACAGACTTATCACAGATGATGCTGATGGTACAGTAACAACCGAAGCTAACTTGACATTCGATGGTTCGACTTTAGCATTAACAGGTAATCAATCAATCAGTGGATATATTGGTAGAGATACACATAACTACATAGATTTTGGTACAGATAATCAAATAAAGTTTAGAGTTAATGACAGTATGTCACATAAAATAACTACCTCAAGTAGTAATGTAGTATTTCAACCTCTTATAGATGGTA